ATTATCATCGATGTTAAAAATAGCTTCAAATTCATTTAATAAAGAATTTGAAAATATTAGTGAAGAAGATAAAAAAGAATTAAAAGAACTTTTATCTCTAACAAAAAATGAGGTTAAAGTAAAACACGAAGAATTAAAAGAATCTGTTTTAGGTAAATTAAAAAATAACCTAAATGAATCAACTGATTCTGAAATCACAGAAAAAATTAATTTAACTATTCAAAAGATTTCAGAATCTAAAAGTGATTTAGTATCACTTTATAAACTAACACAATTAAATCAGGGATTATGAAAAAAGTTTTAGAATTCATTAAAAAGGTGTTTGCAATCTGCAAGGACTGGATTAAATCAAATGGTGTTGAAGGAGTATTGGGACTATTAGTAGGTCTTGTTCTTTGGGCTATGGGTTACAAAATTTGGGCTGGTTTCTCATTTGGTGTTTTTGCTACACGTAATTGGGATATCTTAAAGGGTTGGATTTTGTCAAAATTTAAAAACTAAGGTAAAAATTATTTAAAAATTAAAAAGTCCCCAATAGGGGACTTTTTTATGAATCATATTCTTGGTCTCTTAGTTTCTGAATATATTTGGCTTTTTCTAATTTCTTTCTTCTCTTTTGAGATTTTTTTGTAAACTCTTGTCTTTTACGTACCTCGTCCATTTGTTTTGACTTAATGACTTTGTACTTGTACCTTTTTAAGGCTCTATCAATATTTTCTCTTTTTCCTACTTCTATTATAATCATATATGTTAGTTATGATAATAAATATAAACGTTTATATCAAGTTTTGACTTGTAAGGAAAAATATTTTATTATTAATACAAATAAACTAAAGAAATTTAAAAATGAATGAAGAAAGGAAAGACTTCGAAATTAAATGTTTTCGAAAATGCTAAGTGTTTTTATGGTACAGTAGATTCAAAAGAATTAAAATCAATTTACATAGTAATACAATCATGGGTTGAACCCAAAAAAGATGCACTAAATTGGGACCGAGTTGCGGGAAATTTAAAAAGACAAATACAACATAACTTATTAGAATGTGTGGACTTAATCACATTCGATAGAAATTCAATAGTAGATTTAGATTTAAGAACAAGTGGAATTCAACTGGATAAACGTTCATTTATGAATCTTGAAATCACACTCTTTATGAAAAATCAAAATGAAGATTTTAAATCACCAATATTAAAAGAAAAAATTAAAAAGATTGTCACATCAGTTTATAATGATGAATTATACAGTTCTCCTTATTTTTGGTTATCAAAAACCAAAACAAAGAAAGTGTAATATTTATTATAAAACTTTGTTGTGAAAATAGTCATCTCTGAGAAACAATTAAAAAATATACAAAAATCCCTAACTGAAGAAAAAGACCAGTTAGGGGTTTTAAACAATTATATGCCAAGTAAAATGGTATATGAACATGGTAATACTAAAGTTTATTTAAAAGATATAGAATTAGTTGGGGATAATGATGATATATCTATAGAAGCTAAAGTCAATAAGATATTACATGATAATGTTGATGTTAGTGAATTTGCCAAAATATATTCAATAATTGACGGATATACTTCTGATGATTTACCATTAGGTATGTTGATAAAAATATTCATTGTTGAGAATATAGATAATATGGTAAAGAAAGTATTACCTAATAATTTAACTGAGTATGATGTGGTTTTACATCTATATTAAGTAATACTACATATTTATAAAATAAAATACCATGAAGATATTAGGTCCAAACGATTCAGGAAAAGGAATATTAGTAGAATGGGATGCTGGTTATATATCACCAAACGATTCAAGAAACGCAGAAGTTATTAAAGAATCATATGGTCAATTAGACCACTCAAAACCATTCGTTTTTTATGCCGTACTTCAAAAGTTTGATACACCAAACAGAAACGGTCGTATCTATCCTGAAAAAATATTACGTAGAGAAGCTGAGAATTATAAAAAGGCTATTGATAAAGGTTTATCTATTTCAGAATTAAATCACCCTGAATCATCACTTATTGATTTAGACCGTGTGTCTCACCTTATCACTGACATGTGGTGGGAAGGAAATGTGTTGATGGGTAAAATTAAATTACTTACTTCACCAGGTTTCCACGAAAGAGGTGTTGTTTCATGTCCTGGTGATATGGCGGCAAACCTTATGAGACAAGGTGTTACTATGGGTGTATCATCTCGTGGTGTTGGTTCATTAGTTAAAAAAGGTGAACGTAATGAAGTACAAGAAGATTTTGAATTAATTTGTTTTGACTTAGTATCATCTCCATCTACACCAGGTGCTTACTTGTTCTTAAATAAAGAAGATAAAAACAAGTACGAAGAGAATCTTGAGGAAGAAACTAAGTTAAGAGCTCAAGAACCAAGAATCGATGGAGGACAAGGTTTGAACAAATCGCTTGACTTAATGAAGAAGTTATCCGATTATTTAGGATATTAAAACTTTTTATTATGGACGAGAAATATTTTGTAGCAAAAATTCAGTACGATTTACCCGATGAGAATAGTGGTAAAATCAAAAAAATTAGAGAAGAAAAACTTGTGAGGGGTTATAACGTTACTGAGGTTGAATCTAAAGTGACTAAAAAATTCGAAGGTTTTCCACATGATTGGAGAATCACAGCATGTGCTGAAAGTAAAATCGATGAGGTTTACGAATAATATCGGTTACTTATCAGATAATTTTTAAAATCGGGTTAATACCCGATTTTTTTTTGCTATTACTACTAAAATTAACTTTTTTCTAATATCTGAATATTTATATAGTAAAATAAACGCTTGCGTAAAAATAAAATGGCAGAAAATACTAAAAAATCATTAGTTGAAGAGGCACTATTACAAATGAAAAATTTGGAAGAAGCCGTAACTGAAAATGCAAAAGGAATACTTGCTTCTACTATGAAGGAAGAAATCAGTGAATTAGTAAAAGAATCATTATCTGAAGAAGATGAAATGGTTGACACGGAAGTCGAAATGGATGACGTAACTGAACAAGAAGAAGTTGACGTTGACATGGAAGACGAAGAAGAAGTGGAAATGGAACCTGAAATGGGTGACATGGACGCAGATGAAGATTCTGAAATGGAAGACGAAGACATGGGTGATGAGATTGACATGGAAGACATGTTGATGTTAGACTTACCTGGTGACGAGTTGGAAGTTGATGATGAAGAAGAAGTTTTACTTCCTCTTGACTTAACAGGAGCATCAGACGAGGAAATCTTAAAGGTTTTCAAGGCTATGGGTGATGAAGATGGAATTATCGTTAAACAAGACGGTGATGAAATCCACCTAAGTGATGAAGAAGAAGATGTTGAGTACATTATTCAAACTGAATCAGAAGACGAAGCAACTGAAATGGACGCTATGGAAATGGATAACATGGAAATGGATGATGACATGAAAGAAGAAATTGTTTTCGAAATTGAGATGGATGATGAAGGGGATGATGAAGAAGATACCGATATGGTTGATGAAGGATGGAACGAAGAAGTAGAAGAAGGACAAGGATACAACGATAGAGAAGACGAACACCTTGGAGCTGAAAAATCTGAGATGTCATTAAAAGGAAGAAGAGATGTTGCATTCGCTGATGAAGAAAGAGCGGGTAAACGTAAATATTCTAACGTTGGAACTATGGATTCTGAAACTACTGAAGCTGCACACACTTTAGGAAACGGTTCAAGAAATGACAAAACTAAAAAGTCATTACCTAAAATGAAAGTTAAGACTAATGAAAGTGAATTAAAAGCTGAAGTTACTTCTTTAAGAGCTAAAAACGAAGAGTACAGAAAAGCATTGAACATCTTTAGAGAAAAGTTAAATGAAGTTGCTGTATTTAATTCAAACTTGGCTTATGCTACTCGTTTGTTCACAGAACATTCAACAACCAAGCAAGAAAAAATAAACATCCTAAGACGTTTCGACTCAGTTGAAACATTGAAGGAATCTAAGACTTTGTATAAGACTTTGAAAGAAGAGTTTGATGGTAAAGAAGTTGTAGTTAAAGAATCAGTTGAGGCTAAAGTACAAAAATCACCATCTAAAGGTTCTGCAACAAACCTTATCGAGTCTAAAACGTATGAAAATCCACAATTCTTAAGAATGAAGGATTTGATGACAAAAATAATAAAATAAAAACAAAACTTAAAAAATACTAAAATGGGAGCATTATTAGAATCAGGTCTTGTTGGTAACATCGGTCTTAAGCACTTGAAAGTTATCAAAGAAGACACAATCAACAAATGGGACAAATTAGGATTCTTAGAGGGTCTTAAAGGTCACGTTAAAGAAAACATGGCGCAGTTGTATGAAAACCAAGCGTCACACTTAATCAACGAGGCGGCAGCATCAGATAACTCAGGTTCATTCGAAACTGTAGTTTTCCCAATCGTGAGAAGAGTATTCTCTAAATTGTTAGCTAACGACATCGTATCAGTACAAGCTATGAACTTACCAATCGGTAAATTATTCTACTTCGTACCTAAAATTCAAAACCGTAACAACGGTGAGCATTATGCACCAATCGGTTCTCCAGAGGCTGTAAACGCTGGTGAAAATAACCCAAATCAAGGTTATGGTTCAGGTAAAAACTTGTATGACCGTTTCTACGAAGGTAATGAAGCAGCATTAGACCCACCAGGATTATTTGACTATTCTAAAGGTCGTTTTTCTGCGGTTACTGCTGACGTTACTACCGTTGCATGGTCATCAGGAGATTTAGTTAATTCTGCTTATGACGCATCAACAGGTTCAACAGTAGGTAATATTGCAAACGAAGGATACAGAAAAGTATTAATTGCTTTGACAGGTTTCACTAATGGTGGATACGGTAAATTAATCGGTCCTGATGGTAACACTGTAGATAACGAATCATTCTTATCTGATTTAACAATCAATGCTGAATCAACAGGTGCATTCTCAGGAGCAGGTTCAGGTAACTTGTTATTTAGAGTAGTAACTCAAAAGTATGGTAAAGGTATCGTTGAGTATGGTTCAACTGCAGGTGCGGCATTTGGTCAAAATAACACAGCAAATGGTGGTCTATATGATAACATTTGTGATGCTGCAGGTGTAATCTACATTGAAGTAGATTTACAAGTTCCTTGTTCTGTTACTTCAAATTCAATCGATGGTTACTCAGGTTTAACTACTACAATCGATGGTACTACTGTTGTTAACAGTCAGTTTACTGCAACTTATAGAATTTATGAGGAGTTAGAATTCGAAGATAGAATCGGTGAGGTTTCTTTCGACTTAGAATCAGTAACTGTATCGGTTACAGAAAGAAAGTTGAGAGCTCAGTGGTCTCCTGAATTAGCACAGGACGTTTCTGCGTTCCACAACATTGACGCTGAAGCTGAATTGACAGCTTTATTGTCAGAGCAAGTGGCAGCAGAGATTGACCGTGAAATCTTAAGAGACTTGAGAAAAGGTGCAGCTTGGACATTACGTTGGGACTACAACGGATGGAAGAGAGGAAGTGCAGCTAATCCATTAACTCAGTACACTCAAAAGGACTGGAACCAAACGTTGATTACAGCAATCAACCAAATCTCAGCTCAGATTCACAAGTCTACGTTGAGAGGTGGAGCTAACTGGATTGTTGTTTCTTCTGAAATCAGTGCTATCTTTGATGACTTGGAGTACTTCCACGTATCAAACGCAGCTCCTGACCAAGACCAGTACAACATGGGTATTGAAAGAGTTGGTACTTTATCAGGTAGATATCAAGTATATCGTGACCCTTACTTCCCACCTAACACAGTATTGATGGGACACAAAGGTAACTCTTTGTTAGATACAGGTTACGTTTACGCACCATATGTACCTTTACAGTTGACTCCAACTATGTACAATCCATTCAACTTTACACCAATCAAAGGTATCATGACAAGATACGCTAAGAAAATGGTTAACAACCGTTTCTACGGTAAAATCACAGTTGATGGTGTAAGAACATTCGACTTGAAAGAATTGAGATAATCAATTTCTTAATCGATAATAGAAAGGGGACCGATTGGTCCCCTTTTTTTATTTAAATGTTTTTTATTTTTTATACTACCGCTACGTTTTCTTCTTTCATTAACTCATACGCCCTGGCAAGACGAGTCATACCTATACCTCCACCAAATCGTGGGAAAAAGTCAAAAGATAAAAATTCTTCTAATTCTTTTTCAACTCTTTCTTTACCAAATAAGTCAAACAACTTCTGTGAGTATCCACCATCTTCAATTTTATAGAACATTTCTCTCATTTCTTCAACATTGCATGAACGTTCTGCTGAACCTATAGTTTCTTGTCCATAAAGAATAACATCAACTTTATTAAAGATACCTTCTTCTCTATGTTTCATATTCCAAAAAGGGTTTGTTCTTAATGGGAATTGTTGTAAGGAAACGACTGAACTTTTTTCATTCCACATTTTTTGTTCATGTTCGTCTTCTAAAATACTCACACCACCATATTCTTCACATACATCATTGTATTTCACATTTACAGGTGAGTCAAATCCTAACCATTCTAAAAGTTCCGATTCTAATTTCAACATATCATCGACACTACCTTTAGATTCAAATTCAAACATAGGGAAGATTAATTCATGTCTACCTGGAATTGGGTCTTTTTCTTCTCTGTATGATGTTGACACACAGAACACACCTTCCCATTCAGGGTTTTTAAGTAATTCATACTCTAACCACATTTGACCTGTTTGTGGTAATGGCCAAATTTCACCACTGTATTCAAATGTTTTCACTGAATGTGGATTTTCACATGCTGCCAAAATGGATAATCTACTTTGTGTAGGAACCTCTTTGAAATTTTTGTTTAAGAAGAATTCTCTCATCTTCTGCACTAACTCGTTGTAAGTTTTTGTGTTTTTCATTTTTTGTTTTTTTGTTTTTATTTATGTTTATTTAGTTTTTATTGGGCAAAAAAAAGAGGACTAATAAGTCCTCAATTAAAAATATATTATTCTGATTTGTAAATTTCAGGTTCAGGTAAATTACTATCCAATGGTGGTGGTGTTGTTAAAATTCTTATTGCTTTAGAAATAACTTCAGCCTCTTCCATATTATAAACACCTCTACGGTGACCTGAACGTGCGGCTTGAATTACTGTATATAGTGCTTGTTCTTGGTTCATTAAATCAATGAACTTATTTAGGTCGTCATTTGAATAGTAATTGATAATTTCAAACAACGTACCTGCGGGTTGTGGTTGTTCTTGAATTTGTTCTTTGTTATCTTCCATAATCTCTTTTCGTTGATATTTATTATATATATAACAAAAAGGACAAAAAAATCAAGTATGTCGAAATATATTTTAAGTGAAGATTTGGCGGTATGGTTTGGGAAGAAAAAAAAGAAAAAAGGCTCATCTCAACCCAAAGGACCATGGGTTAATATCTGTAAGAAAAAGAAGGGTGGAGGACACCCCCCATGTGGTAGAAGTGATGCCGACAAAGGCGCTTATCCTGTTTGTCGTGGAGCAGGTGTTGCAGGAAAGATGACACAAGCCGAAAAAGATTCTGCGTGTAGAAGAAAAAGAGAAAAAGAAAAGAAAGACCCCCAATCAGG